TTGTATTCTGGATACTATGGGTATCAGATGCTGACGCACCAAGACCACCGAGATACTGAATCTCTCTCTAAGTCCCTTCGGGGATTTACTGAGGGCCTCACATCCCTCGTAATTCACCTATATGATTATGACTAATCACAGTTCTATTGTCTCTGATGCTTTATTAAAAGAAGCAGAACGAGTAACTAATAGTGATATGGACTTTAAGAATTATGAGTTCGCTGTCCGTATCAAGTCTAATGGCGCTGGCTCACGATCACTTGAGATTGTAAGTCAAGTCAAAGGCAATTTACCTGGAGAAGATAATGGATCAATTCAAGAAGTATGAGTTCACCATCAAGGTGAAGACTAATCATGACCCTAGGTCAGCTATCTTTGAGATAGTTAATGCACTCAAAGGTATGTTACCTGTTCTTTCTATTGAACATCGTTTGATAGAAGATAGGGCTACTAATGATGAGCATCATGGAGGTTTGCAAGATGATAGTACCCAATTGGAAACATCATTCGAAGAAGGAACCTAAACGTACACTTAAACCACAAGCTGTACGCGATGCTAAACGCCGAACTAAGGCATTAATTAAACACCTTATTCACAATCACGATGCCTAAGTATCATGTTACCCTGTCATCTGGCAGGGACTTCATTATGGAACACTCAGGTAATGAGTATGACATAGCATATGAGGCTTACGAAGAAGCCTGTCTCATGGACGATTACCTTGTAAATGTGGAGCTTATCGATGACTAAAAAGAAACCGTACTTCCATAACAATTGGAAGCAAGTACATTCAGCACCTGCTGAGTGGTTTGCACCTATCGAGTATGATGAGTTCATGGACTGGAAAGTCGGAGGCTGGGAAATACCTGGTACTGTTGATTGCATCATCCGTGAACGAAACCTTGTTACTGATAAAGTAACTGAATATGTATACAAACGATCAGCTAGTGCACAGAAGAAACTAAGGAAACGCATGGAAGATGGCGAATCAGAGTTTACTATATGCCGTGCTGATACTATACATTTCCTAACACCTAACCTTATTGAGGATGAATACGATGACCCGCTCGCTTGAAGATATATACACATATGAGAAGCAAGCACTTGATTTAATACCTATAGATCACCCTAATTATGCAGAGATTAGATCTTTGTTAATTGAACAAGTCAACGATGAGGTAGAAGAGTATGCCAACTCCAGACCAAATAGAGGAGCAAGTACAACTTGAGCGAGATCAAATAGCTCAAGGACTCAAGCGATTAAAGGATAACACCTACAATTTAGAGTCAAAGAGCTATGCATCAGCTAGTGTTTATGGTATCCATTCTATTGATACGTTATTACCTTTAGTTATTGAACGTATCAAGGATACGACTAATAGACTGAAGAAAGGTCAAGCAGGTAGATCATTCAAAGAGATACAGCAATACTTAGCTGACCTTGAACCGTTAGCTCCTGCTGCCATTGCATTAAAACTTACCTTTGATAAGGTGTTTAGTTACAAGCAAGGTAGTAATCAGATAGTAAATGTATGTGATTCTATTGGTCATGCAGTAGAAGATGAGTGTCAAATGAGACATTATGAGACTAATGCACCTGGTTTACTTAATACATTGAAACAAAACTACTGGCATAAGTCTATTGGTACACAACAAAAGATTGTAGTAATACAAACTTTAATGAATCGTTACAATGTAGAGCCTTGGTCAGCTTGGGGTAGGTCTAATAGAGTTAAGTTAGGTGCTTGGTTACTTGATTGCATCATGGAAACTAGTGGTTGGTTCTATAAAGATATGCGACTAGAAGGAAGGAAAAGGGTTAATTATGTAATACCTACACCTGAATTCATGGATATCAAGGACGAGGTGATGCAACAGTGTGAGTTATTCGCTCCACTTGCATGGCCTATGTTGATAGAACCTAACGATTGGGGTGAGAAACCAGGCGGTTACTTGCTTAATGAGGTAATGCGTGGGCATGAGATGGTTAGGCGTGGTAACAACGGGTGTATACAGGGAGAAACACCAATCGCTTTCCTGAACAAGATTCAGAAGGTAGCTTACCAGCTAAACCATTTCACTGTAAACGTAGCCGAACAGCTCTGTGAGAAAGGGATTTCAGTAGGGAAGTTTATTCCTATTGTTGAAGTGCCTCTCCCACCAAAACCACCAGATATAGCAGACAATGAGGTAGCTCGTAAGGACTATCGAAGGGCTGCTGCTGAGGTAATGAATAAGAATGCTGCTGCTTTCAAACGTTCTTGTAGAACAAGGATGACTATGAATGCAGTTAAGAAGTTTTGGGGTAAGGAGTTCTATATACCGTGGTCTTTTGATTACAGAGGTAGAGCTTATCCTATACCTGCATTCCTCACACCTCAAGATACTGACTTTGGTAAATCATTAATTAAGTTTGCTAACAAATCAGTAATCAAAGGTAATGCCTGTGACTGGTTGTCTTTCCAATGTGCTACAACATATGGCCTTGATAAGGCTACTATGTCTGAGAGATTACAATGGACAGAGGATAACTTGTTCACAATCACGCGTGTCGCGTTAGATCCTATAGCTAATATAGGAGATTGGGAAGCAGCCGAGGAACCTTGGCAGTTCTTAGCAGCATGTGATGAGTATTACCATTG